ACAAGTGGAATATTCTCATCGCGAGGGCTAGGCTCAAGAGGTTCTGCTAAAACAATTGTTGTTGCATTATTTAGAACGCCAGCAGCTACTTCCCCAAAATCAATTTTTCTGGTATTTCTTTCTGTAGTGCTGGACATATCGTTCGCAACGATAATTTTATTTACGCTCCAGTTGGTATCCGTTGGCAAGGCTTTTGTCTTGTAATCTTCCGCTAAAGCGGCACAACCCCCAAAGTTAGAGTTACTATTAGTGACCGTAATTTCTCCGCCGTCTTGTACCCAATGGTGGATTCCTTGACCAATAGCAAATACACTGACTTCTTGAATAACTGAGTTGTTTACAGCCCGAACATGGAATGATAGACGGTTAGGATCCATCCTCACACTGTCTGGGTCGGTGTCCCTATATGTGTCAAAATCAACGGATGTTAGTTGATCCCAGCTATCTGTAGTGGCGTTATAAACTTGCCAGCAACTTAGGTCTTTCTGTAAACTCACCCCCGTGAATTGGGCCACAACACAGGAACGTAAGCCGTCCACCTGTGCGCCATCGCAGTAAATTCCACCTAATCCGTAGACCGAACGAATCGAGCAGTTATAGATGTAAGGCGAAGCCGATACAACGGTGTCACTGTCGGCGGTAGGATCGGTTTCTGGGAATGATCCGACAATCTTGTACTCAGATTCACGGGTTACAGCAATCGAGTTGTCGATGTTTGCAACGCCAGCAAAGCTACTGCGAATCTTTCCGTAAAATTCATCTAATTGATCCTCACTCGCATACTCAAAGCAAGAAAGAAGGTGATGACTTGCACTGCTATTGAGTTGGTCTAAAAAGGTGATTCCGTAGTAGTACCCTCCCCCCGTCATCCTGAAGATCGCACGACGGTTTGATCGGTCGATTGCTTCATCAGCAACCCCCGGCACGTAATTCGGCCTTAAAATACACTTCCTAAGATCTAGGCTAACAACGCTGCAACCGCGAGGAAGAATTAAGCCGCCCTTCTCTTGTGGGTTAAATGCAATTAAATCGGAATCTGTTGGTTCGTCTCCGTCTGCCCATGCAGAAGTAGAAGCAGCGCCCTCATCATTCAGGACAGTGTGCGTGCCGGGTGCAACAACAATACTGATCAGATCACCACAAATGTTCCCAAGCGTTAGATAATCCCGGCTGGTAATAATGCCTGCTTCAATGACCGCCCGGTTGATTGTGCGGAAGGGTCTCGCCTCGGTATAGCCGCATTCAAGCCGTTGCAGGCTAATGCGTTTCATCTTTTGCTCAAAGCTTCCGTCATCGGCACTGGCATAATCGCCAGTAACAAACGTGTCTTTGCCGGTATAACTGTTGACGTATAAAACGTATGGTGCGCTGAGAGGATCGTTGACTGTTGTTCCGCCAGGGGCAATCTCTGGGTTTCCGCCTAGCTGTCGTACTGCATCCGTGATGGCGGCCAGTTGGGCGCGGTAATCGCCTTGCGATACGTTTATGTCATCAGGTGAACCGGCTTGACCACCTCGGATGATTTCTGTCATTGCCGAGTCGCGTTACGAATGTGCTGAGTCTAGTCTAGCTTCAGTTGCTGCCCTGCTTTAAGCTGATCGCACCTGTGCTGACGAAATTCGCAGTTCCAGCAACGATTTCTTGTGGCCTCAAGTTCAGCGCAATATTAGTGATTAAAATATCGGCCTCATAATAGAGATCGCCCGATAAAGCATTGCATGATTCACTCGCGTTACTGATCATGTAAAACTGAGCATTCGCTTTACACCCTTGCTCTGTCATCATCAACAGATGGAGGATTGTGTTGCTGTCTGCTTGCAGCTCGGTTTTGTTTTTACGGTCAACCATAAATTCAAGCGATCCACCTCCCGTAACGATGCTTTTTACTGCTTCGCCAAATTTTTCGCCTACAACACTGGTGTCGATACTGTCTGCCGATAGATCCAAGCTCCAGTTGGCCAGATCACAAACAACCTGCCAAATAAAACCTGTGGCAGGTGTGTTGATTCTGTGCCGAGGACTTAAATTGGCATCGTCATATTCAGTTGAACCAGCTAAAGGGTTTTCATAGGTTGGTGCATAATCGCAAACGCTTTTGAGCGTAACCTCGTCTTGAGCATCGCTAAAGGTGTACTCGCCCAAATCACCAGCACATGCGGCTAGTGCGCTGATGTAATTCTGCGTGGTTACACCGGAAGCCATGATCATGGCGTGATAATCAACAGACTCCATTGCCAGCCGGGATTCCGTGTTCCCGTTAAGGGCGTCAGAGTGTGTGCTGTAGAAACTTAATCTATTTAACTTGTCTCTATAAACAAATCCCTGCCAAGCATTTAACAGTGGGGCATCAGCATAAAAATCATCATTATTGTTGGCGTAGAAACTATCGCTATCGTCCGCAATGTGTGATCGATTTGTGCCTTTGTAGTAAATTCCACCAGCGTAATTTGCAAAACCGTCTGGACACTGTGGGACGCCACCGGCAGTAAGGAAAGGAAGCCCTCGCTCACTCAATAAAACAACTTCATCGCCGTTTAAGTAATCCGTGCTTGCTGTCTGAAGAGTGTCACTTGCAAGATTGATCGCTCCAGGTGCAAACACCAGCTCCTTAGGCGCTTCACGCTGTAAAACCAGTTTGCCTTCGACGCCAAGTACAGCCACTAGAAACCTCCGCTAATGGCCCCCGTGATCTGAAAACTAACCGATACCGCTTGTACTTCGCCAACACTGACCGATGGACTTACCGACGTGACAAATGCTTTACAAGCAAGCGATTTAGATTCGCGTTTGTCGAAAACAAACTCAATACCTTTATCACCTGCCTCGTTTTCAAAAATACTGTTTAGCAGTTCACGAACCTGATGCTCGGTTGGATCATATAAAATCGTTGAGGTTCCGTTCGCACCCACAAGACCGGGGATATAGGTACGCTCGTAACTCCCAATCCCTGTGTCCTCTAGCGAATCACGATTGATCGATACGCTCCAGTTGCGACACCTCCCGATCGTGTTGCCTCTGAACCTAAGCGAGCCGCTAGAGCCTGTTAATACTGTCATCAGCCGTCTAGCGTCCCGATCAACCTTACTTGGATTCTACTCCTGTTCGGCTGTACGGACTGAACTTCTGGGGTTTGACTCCATCTCCAACTCAAGTAACTGGGTATCTGGCTTTCAGGGCCGTGCATACCTTCAAAAATGCTATGCGGCAGTGTCATAGTTTTTGCCCCACCTAAGCTGTCGTGCCAGCTCTGAAGAAGTAGGTTGGTGTCGAGATCGTTTAGCAGAAATTCAAGGTCAAGAGTTGCGTCGAAAGCCTTGCTGCCGTATAGCCGGGTTGTTCCCGCTCCGCTGATGCTACTGAAACGCCTGGTCGGGTACTCACCAGGGGTGAAGCTGCGGCGAGTTGGGGATAGGGCTGGAAATTCAGGCATTAGTCATTCCTAGGGTCAACCAAGATCAAGATCCTCTAAGTCATTTCCAGACGCTGTGCCTGTGTATTCATCATAATCATTCAAAGCACCCTCAATACGGAAGTTTGAATCGCTAAACTCTGCGACCATTTTTGAATACCCGGTTTCTGTGGTTGGGTAATAAGTAGCGACAACATCAATGTTGCCATCTTCATCAAAACTAAGCGACTGTGTTTTGTAAGTTTGAACATTACTGATTGAGTTTTTTATACAGAACACTGCTGACGTTTTAGTTGACTTTCCGTTTGCAATACTTAGCGAAAGCTCTTGGATAAGGTTCGACTTGCCGTCCCACAGAAGAACGTCATACGATCCGTCCGAAAGTTCTGGCCACGCGGTCACTGTGCCGTCAGCAGCAATCGCTCCGTTTTGTGGTTGGTTGTAACTGATTGTCTCCATACCTAGTTTGAACACAGCGCCTATATCCAACGCCGCTTCTGTCGGGGTGGTTTTGAACGTGACGGTATGGGTGACAAGCCTGCGCGACAGGCATTCCCATTTTGCTAAGTCGATTGCATGGCGCTCGCTAGTTGCATAATCGCTGATGTCAATCTTTTCGAGCGGTGCATCGTCAGGAGTCGGCCCCTCCTGTACTGTTACCTCACGCACTACAGGAAACAGCCCCTTACCGTTTACGCTGTTTGTTTCCCGCTCTTCACGCCAAACCACTGATATACGTGGTGGTATTCGATCCTGATCATCAATAAAACTTAGCTGGAAACTGTCTTCAATAATGTTCCCCGCCGTAAATAGCTGAGTGATCCTTTCTGGTGCGTTGAAACTCGCTACTGGCTGGAGTGCAAATTTTCCGTTCCGTACCAGCAGATCTAGCAAGAAATTACGCGCTACGTTCGAGCCCCAAGTGCGGATGTTTATCTTGTCACCAACAGCGCCGTCAAAAAAGTAACGTCTTGATGCCGTCCATGCTTCGGCATTTTCAAAACTTGCCTTATCAATTTGGAATGGACTAAGTACCTGTCCTGTTCCATATCGATCGTTTGTCAGCAAGTCGTATAGAACTTCTGAAAAGTTGCTGGTAGCGTTAATGCCTTCATTCACATAAACACTAAATTGGTTTAGCGTCTTAATCTCTTTGCTGCTGCGTATATTCATCCCAACAATGGCCAGATTGTCGTAGTTAGGGGTGGTGGCATTCTCAGTAATACAGTTCAGATAAACGACTTGGTGCTCAGGTTGGCTAGTGGTCGCCGTGATTTCGTTGTAAATAAATGATTCCGCCAAACGTGCCCACGCATCCGCGTAAAATTCGCCATCATCGAAACCCGTGCCTAAATCTTTCTTAGTGACAGCCGTAACGCTGATCTGAAAAATCTGCGTTGGGGGGCTGGCCGGATTGATTAACCCCGGCACACTGTCGGGATCCCTAATTCTCATTGCATCACCTACACGAAATAGACTGCCGCCGTCCGTAAGCGTGAAACTAGAAACACTTGTGCCCGTTACCACTATTGTCGCCTGAGCATTTTTTCCTGATCCACTGGTTGCATCTAGGGTCACGGAATACGTTCCAGCCTGGTAACCGAGGCCAACAGTCATTCCTGCTGTATTGACTGCTGAGATTTGTGTCTCTAGGGGCGAAAGGCTTTGTATCGCAAACGTGTCCTGACTCCTCGAAACTTGCTCGCCCGTGTAATTGACAGACACGTCACCGCTAACGACAGTCCTTAAGTTTCCGAGATGTGGGTCTAAAACCTCCAGATCCCCTGTAGCAATGTTGTTACGCACTTCCCAGCCGCTGACTGGTGTCATCCGAATCTCCCAGCGCCGAACGTCAGGGAACTCGAAGCGCAGATAGTTATAGACGGCAACGCCGGTCGTGCTTCTCACACCGAATAACTGATCTAGGTCGGTGTACGCATCATTTGATCCCGAAACCCGGTAGCTGACCCTGAAAAACGAATAGCGGGTCTCAAATGTGCTGTATTGACCGCTAATGAAGTTGGTCAGCTCGGCATCTTCAATATCTTTTCCGTCATCCTTATCACAAGCATCAAAGTCAATGCGCTCGTAACCTCTGGCGTCCTTCAGATTGCATAGCCCCGAAATGTTGACCTGAAGATTGCTACGGATTCCAACCTCAACAACTCTTCCCTGGCGTTCAGTCGAGAAAATTGCCTCGGCTGTTTGCATGATGTGGCTTCGCTGCGTTGCGTTGTATCCGCCAGACGCTTCAATCGTTCCAGATGTCCATAGGTGTGCATCCCCAGCACGAATAACCTCAAAGGTTGCATTTGTTGTCGTGCCTCCTCCCACTGGATCGTTGTCTGCATCAGAGACAAATACCTCGTCTGTTCGAGCCTTACAGATTGCTAGGGCGCTGCCGATTCGATACAGATCCCCGTAATTGATCTGCTCGTCATTGGATCGCTGCCGCGAACTTACGCTCTGACCTACGTCACCACAGCTAGCCTGCCCCTCACCGCCCCCGCGCTCGAAAACTCGCTCGATGTCGGTGCTTTTGTAGATCGATACTGTTACGTCATCTCCAACATTCAGCACCGTTAGCGCGTTAGATCCGCTGATAGCGCCTACGCGACCTGGGAAAACATAGTCTTGCTTATCTCGTTCTGCCCTTTGTTGAAAGTCAATAGCGCAATTTAATTCACCGTTTGATTTGGTCTCTGCTTTGCGAGCTGTACGAAAAGATGGGTTGACTCTGAATGAGAAGTTGTTCCCTATGAAGCCATACAAACCGAAAGCTGTCTGATTGCTTGGAGTGGAGACTTGGCAAAAATCAGTTGTCCAGTTGTTATTCACCCCGCGAACTTGAAACACGTCAAGACCGCCATCATTCATGGCGTTACCTGTATCGTTTGATGCGAGTTGGCCAGCAATGCGATCAGTAGAGGTTAGACGGCCCCCGTCAGGACTGGCATAAATAGTTATTCGGCCAAAATCACTATTAAGGTCGTATCCGTTGATTAAATTATTCCCGATAGCGAATTGCTCTGCATCCAAATTTGTTATCTTTGCTTCACCTATAAGAAACACTGCTCTCAACAACTGTCCTCCGCCAATGCTGTAAATCTGGGACCAGATTAAATTCGTATTGACTCGCACCCCGCCGTACCCAATGCCATCAATGATTTGACGCTTTGCATAAACCAGTGGCACAACCGATCCAAGCTCAACAACGTTTTGAATTGAATCAAATCCGCTCTTCGGGGTAAACCGAGCACCGTTGACAAGGTTCTGCCCTTGAACTGTTGTTGAATCTAGGTTTTGTTGCTCAGGTGGCTTTGGCCGGGGCGCAAGCAAAGTGGCCGCGTATGCCAACGCAAGCCCTATGACTAGCTTGATTACAAAAGGGATAACAAGAAAATTTGTTGGCTCCCCTGGTCGCAACTTGGAATGCAGAATCGCTT